GCTTCTTCTTTTATGAGTCGGATATATGTGCCAGATCCAGGGCCAATATCTACCACTGTGTTGATGGAAGATTCGTTGGCTTTGAACCATGCAAGAGTCTCGGCCTTGCCGGATTTTAAACTGTATGACATTATGTTTCCTTGATTATGTGTACCGATAAATATTTATATACATTTATAATTCATGCAAGCATTTATCATCTACCTCCCGGACCGCGAGCACAGTGTACAACACTCAGCTTATATGTTAGACACATTAAAGTCATACGACATTGATGCTCATTTGTTTGAAGGGGTTCCCGGAGATTTAGCTGTAAAACTTGCTGCCAAATCTAAAAAAACTCTGTACCCGTACAGCATTAAAAATCGAGATGTCAACGACGAAGATCTTCGAAGACTAATTCGTCCAGAGCTGTACGAAGAATTTAAAGAACGCTATCATTATAAAATTGTAGAACGACAACCAATTGGTGAGGATCATATAGGTAAATTAAGTCGTCCTGGTGTGGTGGGCTGCTTTTACAGTCACTATGCACTATGGCAAAAGTGTCTTGATCTTAACGAGCCCATAATGATTTTTGAAGATGATGTTAAGTTTTACCGAGGATGGAATCCAGTATCATTTGAGGGTGTGTTAATACTGAGTTTAGGAAAATCTAGTTTTTTAACAGAACCACAACGAACCTATTTAGAAAATCCCACAGGAAATCCACGCCCTGTGCCTTGGAAGAATTTTAGTATGCCTGGGGCCAGCGGATATGCGTTGACTCCATTGGCGGCTCTGGGGTTAACTAAATTCTATAAACCTTACTGGTATCCGGCCGACAATGCCATTAATCAATACATAGTGCCTATATACATGCACAATTATATCATGGGTCGAAATACATTGCCGGAAGAAGGTAATATATCAATGACCAAGAGTAAAGATTGGAGTAAGATTTTACAAAATGAAATTACCGACGAAGATTATACTGAATTGGTCATTACTGCATCAACTGGCGGTGCCGAATGAAGGTAGGAATATTTTATAACTCCATTAGCAATCCTGCTAAGTTTTCAAATAAAATATTGCTAATGGACAACTTCAAAGAAGGCGTTCAAAGCCAGGGCGACGAAGTCATTGAATACCGAGAAAACGCATTGCCAACCCAACAGTTGGATGCTGGATTTGTACTGGGATACACGCTAGAAGATAATTTTAGAAACAAAATTATCACCAGTTTAAAAGCACAAAAAATTCCGCCTATATTTGTAGACAGTAATATTTTACACTATGCTAGAAAAGAACACGAATGGCATCGTTACAGTCTCAACAGTGTGTATCCCGGCAATGGACAGTACTTTTTTCAAGACTTAGATCGCACTAAATGGACAACCTACAGTCAGTGGCACGGTGCAGAACTTAAATCTTGGAGGGAGGGCGCACGTGTTCAACACATATTGATTTTATGCCAACGTCCAAAAGGGTGGAACATGTTTGGCAACGACCAAGACCAATGGCTAGATAAAACCATTGATAAGATTCGTAAATATGAACCCAAGCGACCTATTGTTGTGCGCATGCACCCAGGTGATGGGTCAAGGTTTAAACAGATTGAAAAAATACAAAAGCGTTACGGAAAACGTATTTTAATATCCGACAAGGACAATATAAAAGATGATTTAGTCGACTGCTGGTGCACAGTTGGTTACAATTCAACTCCCAATGTAGTTGCTGTCATTGAAGGTGTTCCTAGTTACATCGAAGATCCACGCCACAGTTGGGCCGCCGATGTGGCGTTTACTGATATAGCACAAATATTAAATCCGCCTATGCCGGACCGTAGCGAGTGGATACACAAAATTGCCAACATACATTGGAGCAACGATGAAGTGCGTAACGGTAAGCTATGGGCCGCAATTAAGAACTATATTTCTTCTTCTCGTTGACAAAAGTTGCTAGTTCTTTTCTAGTACCTTTGGCAGTCCAGATGTAACTGCTGTCACGCATGTCCCAGTCAATGTAACTGATTGGTAGTTGTCCAAAGTTATATTTTGGTACGATAGGATCTAATAGATCTTGGTCCAGTCCCCAGTACACGTAATCCTGCTGGATATAAGAGGTTAACTGATCGGCATATTCTTGTAGGAATTTTCTAGTTTGATCAGTTGGGTTAAGGAACAGACCACCGGCTAAAAATCTTGCCTTTTTTCCAGTTATGCGATGTATGTAGAAATCTCGAGTGGTTTCTAACATGGGAATTGACTTTCTAACTATCGCATCAACGTCAGCACACAGTGCAGGAGTTGACCGAAATAGTTGTGCTAGCCTAATAAATCTTGTACAGGCATAGTATGTTTTTTGCATACGTTCAAGTACGCTGGCATCCCGACCTTTGCCCATGGCGTTTAATGTGCGATCGTACTGTGATTTAAGTGGCTCTGTAACAGGAACTGTTGCCCATTTTGATGCTGCTGGGCGAAACAAATCTAACGGTACATCCTCATATGTCATAGATACACGTGAGGTTGTGTTACAAAAGTCAATTTGTTCTGTTGTGGGATTGAACACATGCATGTGGATTCTCAGATCAGTGTTTTGTTTTATGCTGTGTATGAATTCGTACCCAAATTCATTAAAATATTTTTGGTCGCAGGCTGCGTATATAAAAAATGTTTGCTGGGCACAACTTCCTTGTAGTGGTGGGATAATCATGGTTAAATATTTAATGGATAATTTATGAGAGTAAGTATTTTTGATCAGTATGGTGCGCTTAACAGCCCGCCAGTATTTGCGGCTATACGTGCAGGACTTGACAGTATAGGTGTTGAGCACAACAGTATGGACAGTTCAGCAGATGTTGCTGTTATCTGGAGCCAATTATGGCACGGCCGGATGAAAAACAATCAGGGCGTATGGGAAACATTCCGCAATAGCAATCGTCCTGTTGTTGTGGTCGAGGTGGGCATGCTACGTCGTGGCGGTACTTGGAAACTGGGTGTTAACGGCACTGGTAACACGGCATACTACGGAAAAAAATTAATTCCAGGAAGAGCAGCGCAGTTGAGACTAGAAGTCAAGCCCTGGACCAATACTGGTTATAACATTGTCATTGCCGCACAACGATCTGACAGTGGCCAATGGGCAGGACAACCACCTACTACAGCTTGGTTAACAGAAACTGCTAACACTATTAGAAAGTATACTGACCGACCTATTGTCATACGGCCACATCCAAGACAGCGCATCAGTGACATTCCCGGGTGTGTCATTGAAATGCCACAGCCTATACAAGGAACATATGACAGTTTTGATTATGATCGATGCTTGTCAACAGCGTGGGCAGTGGTCAATCACAATAGTGGGCCAGGCTCACAAGCTGTATTAAACGGAGTGCCGGCGTTTGTACACGCTAGTAGTTTGGCAGCGCCTGTTGGCAACACAGATTTATCCGCAATCAACAATCCCATAAGACCAGATCGAACTACATGGCTAGAACGACTAGCACACACAGAATGGTACACAGAGGAAATTGCCTCAGGGTTGCCGCTTAAGAGATTATTGCTGGCCTAACCAAGACAAACTCTTGTCAATCCACGCAAGTACAAGATCTTGTTGTCTTAGGTGTCCAAATCGGTTTATACTTGCTATTGCAGTTTCTGGTAATAAGTTTTTCTCTGCCAACTCATACCATGTAGTGGTTTTTGGATCCATTGGTGAATGTTCACTCTTATAAGCAATCACATGTATAAATTCGTCATCGGGTTGTTTTAAAAAGAATCCAGAATTACAGTCCCATCCATTGATGGCCAACATGTGCATTAAACTCACAACAGTGTGATGATAATAGCAGCCAGTGGATTGTACGAATGACAGTTGCCGTATGTCCATGTTGGTAGTTTGCGGAACTGCCATAATCAACATGCCGCCATCTTCTGCAATGGTGTTCCATTTGGCCAACGTTTCTATTGGGTTAATACAGTATTGAAACGCATCGTGGCACCATAGCACATCAAACTTTGACTTAGCAGGCAGATTTTCTGTATTTTCAAAATCTATTTTTTGATACACAATGTTAGAATGTTTTTTAACCACAGCAGGTGTAGGACCTGTATCTATACCTGTGCAACGAATATTCAACGGTATTGGAGCATCGTCTCTGGTTGTTCTGGTAGCCCACCATTCTAAATCCAGTCCGGATCCGCAACCTAGATCAACCAGTGTACCAACACTTTCCATAAAGTCGTCGTACTCAAACAGCGTGTTGAGTGTTTGTAAACTGTGTGCGTGACTTTCGTCGTCGTTTCTAAATGTCATAGTTGTATGTCTTCCATGCCAGCTGCTCGCAATCTTACCACGTGTCCCAGCATGAAATTTTTACTTTCCATTGCTTTCATAATGCCCAAAAATCGATTACGCAATAGTGCAACTTCGTTAATAATGGTTTCAAAGTCAATTACTTCATCTTCGCCATCCACATACTTTTCAGCGTCTCTACTGGTTAATGCTCTAGCGTAGCCTTCTAGATACTTTTGAAAATGTCTACGTCGAATCTTACGCAGTTGTATGTTAAGAAAGTTCAGCACTGCTTCAATCTCTTGTAGTTGATTAAATCGATGCTCAGTCATTCCTGGCAGTGCTGTGATATTTCTTTCAACCATTCCGCCAATGGCACAATCACGACGTGCAGAAACAAGTTCATTTTCGT